TAGTTGTGACTCATTCTGCCCCGACCCACAACCAAGTCCATTAACTAGGCAGAACCGTTATCACCCACATCCTACTATCGCATGCGCTCCTTTCTTCGGTGCGCCATCGCAGCTGGGTTCGTTGCGAGCAAAGTTGTGCTACTCACATCTTCACACAACGCCCTTAACAAGACTAAAATAGGACGGAAAAACCTAAAACATAAGGGTGCGGCATCGTCTCGCCTGAGGCCTCCCCACTCATGGATGGGCTCCCTTCCGCGGTACAACTCAGATGCGGTGGATCCTGTGAATGGACTGGGGTCGTGACGTCCCAATCCCCCCAAACTAAAGGTTTTAGACACCCTCCGGGCTCTTTCCATGCCAGACGACTCGCGATATACCCAACACGGGAACAAAGTACATGCTATCGCGAGGAAGACCCGTCCCCGATTCCGACGCTCTCAGCAAGCACGAGTCCGAGCGGGCCTGGTTACCCTAGCAAACAACTCGATCTCACCTGTACTTCGTGTTCCTCAGTTCACAATCTTCAGCGGAGTCAGCACATCAGGTCCATAGGTTCCACCCCGATGCCCCAGCTTAACCGTCTCTACCTAGTTTAACCCACTACATCGACGGACTAAGACCGACTAAAGCCATGCTTCGGCCTGGGAAGAGAACATATACAAGAGGTCATGGGTCATCGAAGATATAATGTCGCCGTTTGCCGACAAAAACCTCCTCCCTACTCTGAAACTTGTATAGGTTCGGGAAGTCCACTGTTCTCAACTCAGCCTCCAAAGCACGCACACGACACAAACCAATCCCAAAAGCATCACAAAATGACAGATAAGATTCCAGGGTAGGCTTTTTCGTTTGTTCTCGTTCCAGTTTTGCGATATCAAGGGTACCGACACTCTCGAGCAGATAGCGTTGATCATCCATATGCTCGAGAGCAATAGCCTTGACACCACTAGTGTGTCTCAGCATCATGTCGGCCCACTCACCCAATATCGGGATGCCATTGTTAATGTGTCTTTCACACAGTGCAATGGACCGTAGGGCACGCAATCCACCCAATGGCGAGTGGAAATGCTTATGTGAACCAAGGATACTAATAGCCTTGATCCAACTCCTTACCATCGTCCAGCCCCTTGCTCCAAT